AAAACAAATACTTGAGAATAACATTCAAGCAGCTGTAGCTGGTGGTTTAATAGATCTTGAAGACGCTATTGATCTTAGAGAGCTAAAATACATAAAACTTGCAAATCAACTATTAAAAATACGTAGAAAGAAAAAGCAAGAGAGAGATCAGAAGATGCAACAAGAGAATATGCAGGCTCAAGCTCAAGCAAACGCCCAAGCCCAGCAAGTTGCTGCTCAAGCTGAAGTTCAAAAAGCTCAACAACTACTTCAAATAGAAACACAAATGGAGCAAATGAAAGGACAAATGAAGTCTCAACAGATGCAACAAGAAGCTATGTTAAAGAAAGAGTTAATGGCTTTAGAGTTTGAATTTAACATGCAGTTAAAAGGTTTAGAGGTCGATAACGCTAAAAACAAAGAGCAATATAAAGAAGATCGTAAAGACGAAAGAACAAAAATACAAGCTAGTCAACAAAGTGAGTTGATAGCTCAAAGACAGAATGACGCGCCACCAAAGAAATTTGAGTCTTCTGGCAATGATAACATGAGTGGTTTTAACTTGGGTTCATTTGGACCTATGTAATTAATTTTATAATATTTTATTATGGCTAAAAAAGAAAAAGTAGTCGAAGAGGTGGTAGAGCTTGTTGAAGAAACAAAAGCTCCTGCTGAAAAGACCGAAAAAGGTGATCTAGTACCTGAAGTTACTGTTAAAGAAGATGGTACACACAAAATAGATTTTGACAAATTAGTGGCTAAGCCAGAAAAAGGCAAGGTTGCTAAAGAGGTTAAAGAAGAGGTTAAGGTTGAAGAACCTGTAGCTGTTGTTGAAGAAGAGGTTGCTCCTGAAGAGCCATCTGTTTTAGAAGAAATAACAGAAGAAGAGGTTGTTGAAAAAGCTGAAGAAATTGCAGAAGCAGTTGTTGAGGCTCAAGAAACTGGAAAACCTTTGCCAGAAAACATTCAAAAAGTTGTAGACTTTATAGATGAAACTGGTGGAAGTTTAGAAGATTATGTAAAACTTAATCAAGATGTAGATGCTTTAAATGAAGAGCAACTACTAGTTGAGTATTATCAAAACACAAGGCCTCACCTAGATCCATCTGAAATAAATTTTTTAATAGAGGATAAATTTTCTATTGAAGAAGACGTAGAAGATGAAAGAGATATAAAAAGAAAAAAGTTAGCTAGAAAAGAAGAATTAGCAAATGCTAAAAATCATCTTAATGGCTTAAAAACAAAATACTATGAAGAAATTAAAGCTGGTTCTAGGTTAGCGCCTGAACAACAGAAGGCTGTAGATTTTTTTAATAGATATAATAAAAATCAAGAGATTGCTGAAAAGCAAACTCAAACTTTCAACAATAAAACTAACCAAGTTTTTAATGACGATTTCAAAGGTTTTGAATACAAAGTCGGGGACAAAAGGTATAGGTTTAATGTTAAAAACCCGAATGAAGTAAAAGACAATCAAAGCAACATCAATAACTTTGTTAAGAAGTTTCTTAATAAAAACAGTGAGATGCAAGACGCTACTGGTTATCACAAATCTTTATTCACCGCAATGAATCCTGACGCAATTGCAAACCATTTTTACGAACAAGGAAAAGCTGATGCTATGAAGCAAAGTATTGCTACTACAAAAAATATCAGCATGGATCCAAGAAAAGGTCAAGCGGCAGCGCCTCAACAAGGTACTACGTATAGATCTGTCGATGCAGATGGTTCAACAGTTAAGTGGGGATTCAAAAAACGAAAATAAAAATTAACAAAACTTAAAAATTAAAAATTAAAAATTATGGGACAATTTGCAAACCCGGCGCAGGGTGCTCAGTTATCACACATAGTACCTCGCCCAAACAAACTTGCATTTGACGACAATTATTTGTCAATTGCAGATAATGATTTTAACTTTGCTAAGCAGTTTTTACCAGAAGTATATGAGAAAGAAGTAGAAAGATACGGTAACCGTACTATCTCTGGTTTCTTAAGAATGGTAGGAGCTGAAATGCCTATGGCTTCTGATGAAGTTGTATGGTCTGAGCAAGGAAGAATACACGTAGCATCTAACAATTGCACAATCGCAACTGTTGCTGCTGGACAAGATAGAGTAACACTAGTAAACGATCCTGTTGGAAACGATGATGGATTAGCTGCTACTGAACAAATAAAACTATACTCACAAGGAGACACAGTTATTTTAGCACAAGGTAATAAAACCGTAAAAGCTAGAATTATTGGTTTTGCTGGTGGTGGTGTAACATTTGATGTTGCTGCTTACGGTCACAGTAAAATTCAAAGTAACGCTGCAGGCGATGCTGATTTTGCTGCCGCTACAGCTACTAAAATGTTTATCTATGGTTCTGAGTATGGAAAAGGAACAAACAACGATTTGCAAAAATCAGTTGATGCGCCTTTCACAAAGTTTACTAATAAACCAATCATTTTAAAAGGTAAGTATGAGGTAAATGGATCTGATACTGCTCAAATCGGTTGGGTTGAAGTTGCTACTGAAGCTGGTGCTTCTGGTTACTTGTGGTACTTAAAATCTGAATCTGAAACAAGAATTAGATTTGAAGATAAATTAGAAATGGCAATGATTGAAGCTGAAAAAGCTGTTGCTGCATCTGGTTTAGCTGCAGGTTCAACTACAGGTTCTGAAGGATTATTTGCTGCTGTTGAATCTAGAGGATTGGTTTACAACAACCAAGACTTTGGAAACGCTGTACCTGCAAATGGTATTCAAGAGTTTGATAACATCTTACAAGAATTAGACAAGCAAGGAGCTATTGAAGAGAACATGATGTTCTTAGATAGAGCTACTAACTTATCTATTGATAAAATGTTAGCTAACCAAAATTCTTACGGAGCTGGAGGTACATCTTACGGTGTATTTGACAACTCTGAAGATATGGCTCTTAATTTAGGTTTCTCCGGTTTCAGACGTGGATCTTACGATTTCTACAAATCTGACTGGAAATACTTAAATGATTCTACAACAAGAGGCTTAATCGCTGACATTGAAGGTATCATGGTGCCTGCTGGTACAAGTACTGTTTACGACCAATCATTAGGTAAAAACATTTCAAGACCTTTCTTACACATCCGTTACAGAGCTTCTGAAGCTGATGACAGAAAAATGAAGTCTTGGATTACTGGATCTGTTGGTGGAAACTATACTTCTGCATTAGACGTAATGACTGTAAACTTCTTATCAGAAAGATGTTTATGTGTACAAGCGGCTAACAACTTTGTTTTACTTAAAAAAGTATAACATAACATATGTAATTTTTACCCTCGTTATATCAACGGGGGTAACTATTACTTTTATTTAAACTATTTAATTATATTATATCATGGAAAAAACAAAAACAAAAAACACCATTGGCGTACCAGAAGGTATGAAATGGGAAATAAAAGATAGGCTGTATGAACTAAAAGGTAATAAAAAACCTTTAGTTTTCACTATACCGTCTAAACATAGTGCTAAAAGACCCTTACTTTATTTTGATGAAAAGCTAGGTTACAATAGAGAGCTAAAATACGCAACAAACCAACCTTCTCCACTTGCAGATGAGCAAAAAGGTGAAACTACACTTGGTAGAATAATAATGAGGAGCGGTAAGTTGTTTGTTCCAAGAGAACAACAATCTCTTCAAAAACTACTAAGCATATACCACCCTTTAAAAGGTGATTTATACGAAGAGTATGATAAAGTTGAAGAAGCTCAAGATGATTTAGCTTACATGGAATATGAAATCAATGCTCTTATTGCTGCAAAGTCATTAGACATAGACACGGCTGAAGGTATATTGAGATCAGAAATAGGTAGTCAAGTAAACAACATGACAAGTAAAGAAATCAAAAGAGATGTTCTTTTAATGGCAAGGAGAAATCCAGGTATGTTTTTACAATTAGCAAACGATGAAAATGTTGAACTAAAAAACATTGCCGCTAAGTTTATTGAAAACAATTTAATAACTCTTTCAGCAGATCAAAGAGTTTTTAATTATCCTAATGGTAAGAAAATATGTGTTGTTCCTTATGATGAACACCCTATGAATGCTTTAGCTGCTTTCTTTAAAACTGACGATGGAATGGAATTGTTTAAAAACTTATCCAAAAAATTAAAATAAAAACAATGTAAAACGGTCGTCTAACGGCGGCCGTATTTACTAAATATATATTATGGCGTT